AACTTTACAAAAACTTATTTAATTTAATTAAAATATATATTAAAAAATATACAGATAATTTTTATAATTTACGACTGTTTGGCGTATTTCATCAACACGAAGCAGATCAAAGACTGTTTAAAAAATTGTTTAACTCTAAACGCCTAGAAATACAAAATGATATCTATATGGATTATTTTTATCTAGGTGATATTGTTCCTGTAATAAAAAAAATTATAGACGAAACTGTTGATGTTCGTGATATCAATATGGTCTACCCTGAAAAATTTAAATTAAGTGAGATGGCTAGATTTGTATGTATTATGCACCATATAGATGAAAGCGGAATAACCGTGTTAGGCAATAAAGGGAATAATCTTACTGGTGATCCTTCTACTTTACAAGAACTTGGAATTCGCCTATTTGGACTTCGAAGAGGATTGGCATTATACCAAATCTAAAATAAGTTCAATTTTATTTTTTATTGATCTATTATTAAGACTTGATTTTACACCTTGATGTAATGGTTTAGGAAAACATCCGTAATCACACCAAGCATACGCAGAATGTTCATCATTGAGCACAGGAATAAATTCGTGCTCTACTAATAAAACATAGGTATTATAATTAAAGTGTTGATCAGAACTAGTGTATTGTTCTAATGGAATCACTTTTTTAATAGGCGGCACTGAACCAGTTTCTTCAAATATTTCTCTTGTAAGAGTATCGTATGGTGTTTGATCTATTGGTTCTTTTTTGCCGCCGACAAATCCCCAAGTTCCGGCAGTTTTGCCTTTATTCCTTAAAAGAAATAAAAATCTTTTAGTATCTTTTGATAAAAATAAACCGCCGCTACAAGTTATAAGTTTTAGAGAACTAGTCGCCATGCACCTGGATCATAGATCCCCTCATAACTCTTTGTCCATTGCCATCCATGTTCACTGTTGTCCCATTTATATTGGATACCTGTAAAGGTATTTGTTATATATGTTACAGTATATGTGGTGTTACTGTCAAATAAAACGTTCCATTGTGTGCCGTTCCATTCAACAATATCATTTGCTTTAGCAATAAGATCAGTATCGTCGGCATTTCTCCAAGCAATTGGACCAGCATATCCAGGTAAAGATGCATCAGGATTAATGTCTTCTAAAATAAGATATCTGGTTCCCTCAACTTTATTTTGTGGATTATACTTTTGAGGATCAATGATTGCGTCAACAGTTCCTCGTCCATCAATTATAGTATTAGTAGGAACAGTATCGCCGTCAAAAGATAGACTCATAGCAAAATCATCTAAAGGATTCATGCTTATATATGCAACAATTTCTGTATTATTATTCTTAAGTAATCGTATTTGACTCAACCCGGCTCTAAATTTTCCTGGGTATAAATCTAATATGCTGTACCAATTTGCTTTACCTTGTGCATCTGCGACTGAAGTAAAATCAGTTGATTGCGGATCCCTTAATTGAACTAACGAAGCTGAATTATTGAGCACCACAAGACCATAATTTCCAGGAGTTACAATACTTCTTCCTACCAGTTGTTCCCCAGTGAATAAATCTGCCAATGCTTGATCCTTATAATCGTGTGTAGAAGTTAGATTATTAATTGACTCTGATATAAAAACATTAGAAATAATTTTAGTTACTATTCCTAATTTTTTAATTTTAGCAGGAGGATTAATCCATATAGGGCATGTAAATTCTAAATGACATACACTTATATCTGAATCAATGCCTTGTGGTATTGATCTAGTTTCAAAAGTCTGAGAAGAAAGTTCAACAACACTTAAACTAGACCAATCAATGTAATTATCGGTGCTTTGTAATTCTAAACTAGGATTAAAAAAGACCGTAATTTGTTCCCATAATTGCAATTTTTGATCAGCATTTGATGTCCATATGTCTGCTGAAAATGTTGCAAGATACGGAGTAGGCATAAGTCTTTCAACAGTATACCCTCCTCCTTGACTTCTTTGATATCCATCTTGATCATCAAAATCTCTTTCTCTTACATTGACTTTACTAATAAATGTTGGATCTTGCATACGTGCTCGATCGTGTTGCAGGTCTTTAATGTAACACGCAATGAATGGAACGCTCTGTAAAATATTCTCACTGTTTTTATTAACGATTTGTGCGACTTGTCTATTCATGTCCCCGTAGCGAACAGGAACTTGGACTAAATGTCCTTTGGCATCTTTGTAACCAAAGTTGCTCATTAATCTCATGAATTGAGTAAGGTAACGTTTTACCTGGCCATCATAAAAATAATCCATTAATTATCCGCCTTTGGTCTTAATGCTTTGCTGAGTGCTTGTTTTTCTTGAATTACTTTACCTGCAATAGTTGCGGTATTTGTATTATTAAAGAAAGACGCTTTTTGTGTTTGTTTTCCTGGATTTGGAGGAACTTCGGTTCCTGTATTTGTCATAGTCATTCGCACATTATCTTCATACTTGACCCAGTGAGTTCCGTCAAATCTAAACAGCCTATTAGGAAAATAATCTGTTCTTAAATAAAATTGTCCTCTTATAGGACCATCTGGAAATGCTAATCCAAATCCATAAGGCGCTCCATTAGGAGGAACACCGTCATCAGTGAGATAACCTACATATAAATTTTTGCTAGGAGTATGCAATACTTCAGACACATCTGGATTTTCGGCATCTGCTGTAATATCAGTTTCAGATGCATCTATAAAATCTACTGTTCCGTTTTCGTTAAGTGGAATAGAAAATAAATTATTAGTATTGTACCCGCTTAATTTAACATCAGTTTCAGCCTGCGCAATTATAGCATTGTTAATTTCAATATTTTTGTTGTACGTGGACATAATGTCACGTAATGTTTTATTGCCTTCGCCTGCAGGTGCATCAAGAATCTCTTTAAACTCTTGACTATCAACTAATGGTTGACATTTTGCCCTTAATAAGTGTGGATACCATGTTTGACTAAACCCTGTTGCGGCACGAGTTACATCTGTAATAACATAATATCTGCGAAGTGCAACTTCTGCATCGTCTAACGCATACTCGTCTTTTAAATGAGGCAATTCTAATACATCGCCAGCCATTAATTTCCTGCCTAATGTGCCAACAGTTCCAGATAAATGAAACGTTACCATTATATTATCATTAGATAAAAATAATCCAAACTGACTTAAATTAAAATCAATATCTTGCATGGTATAAATTCCACGCATTTGGTATACGTCCGGGTCGTAATGTCTATCTCTATTTTCTAAAAATATTAAATCTTGTATGCCTAATTCGCCAATAGGATTGGTGTTAACTGGGACTCCGGGCGTAGACTCGCCCTCTGTAGGATTTACAGGTCCTAGATATTTGTGTACAAAAATATCAGTTCCGCCAACCTGAAATTGTTCAGAAATTGCACGGTCTAAAAATTTAAAATCGTTGCCTTTTTCGGGGCGGTAAAGTGATAATCGTGGCATAGTAGTATATTTATAGGTAAATAATCATATGAACGAGTCTGAAATTTCTAGACAACAAGTTGTCGAATACATTAAAAACATGCTAGGTGACGGCATGATTGACATAGAGCTTGACCCAAAGCATTACAATACTGCTATAGATCGTGCCCTTGCAAAATTCCGTCAACGTAGTTCTAACAGTGCAGAAGAAAGTTATGCATTTTTAACAATGCAACAGGATGTAAACGAATATATACTAGCACCAGAAGTAATGGAAGTACGTCAACTTTTTAGAAGAACTATTGGATCTAGATCGGGCGGTGGTGATGGTGGTACAGTATTTGAACCATTTAACCTAGCTTACACAAATACATATTTGTTAAGTTCTAGTAACATGGGCGGATTGGCAACATACTATGCGTTTGCTAGCTATCAAAAATTAGTTGGTAAAATGTTTGGTAGTGAAATTGATTTTACTTTTAATGCTACTACTAAAAAACTTACAATTATGCAAAGACCTAGGGGTGAAGAACTAGTATTAATGTGGTTGTATAATCACAGACCGGATTTTCAGTTGTTTAGCGATCCTTATGCAGGCATTTGGCTTAAAGATTATGCTCTTGCTACCTGTAAAGTTATACTAGGTGATG